ATGAAGAGGGGGGTCTATTTTACGAGACCCCTCCCCCCTATCGAGTTGGTCCCCAGATTTTCTCAATTTCTTTTTGTCTCAGCTCGTAAAGAATCGTGACACTTTTTTGCTTGATCTGTCTGGTGGGTCGGAAGGGTGACAAGCCAAACCAACTTAAGTTATGTGTTGGTGACGATGCACCAGACCGACCTCGATGCCTGATGTACCAGCGTGAACTATGCGTCAAGGTTCTGGAATCAATCCAGAATCTCTTGAAACCTTTCTCCACATTCCTGAAACATTCTCATAAACAATCTCATCAATCGCTTCTTGGATCGCTAGTGCCTGGTCAGGCTCAGACATATCATTCGATACATTAGCTATCCTGTCTAAGAAAGCGGGGGTATTATAACCCATCTTATTGTCATACTCTAACCACTCATCGAATCTAGTGAAAGGATCGAATGGATTGTCTACTGTTGTTAGCATGTACTCTGTTGGTTCAGTAGTCTCAGTCATTGCTCACCTCACTCACTGAGACTTACCTTGAGTGTGGTCAGTCCTACACCTAGACGATCAGCAACCTCAGCCTGTGTATATCCATTAGCCAACATAGTCTGGGCTGTAGCAACCTTAGATGAAGTCATCTTCGGTGTGAACTTTGGCATGGCTAGGTTTCTAACTGTATCAACATCACTATGTGTAAGGATCTCTTCTAGCTTACTTGTACTGATAGCACCTGCCTGAATGGCATCCCATTCTGATTGGGTGATATCGATCTTGGTCTTCTTAGCACCAGTCCTAGCTCGAGCTTCATTCAATGCTAATTGCTTGACCTTCTTGACGTCCTCTGGTTCCATATGGGGATTAGCCTGGCGGGTTTGTGAGACCCGGGAGTTTGCTAGGAGCTGGGCCTGTCTTTCAAGTGGCGCATTTCTTTTCGCAATATTAAGCTTCGCATTTAGGGAGGTCACTTCTTTTGAGTAGGCGGCTTTTGCAGAAGGTGAATAGGGAGTACCCTTTGTATTGACTGCTTCCTTGCGTGCGTTGTTAGCCATAGCCTTAAGCTTGTTCGAATGAGTAGCATAGATGCTTTCCATTCGGGTACCAGACGAAAGGCTAAACGCATCCTCTGCATCAGCAAGCTTTGTGGTGACCTGCCTCTTAGGCACCATACGACCGGTATCTACATAAACCCGCTTTCCAGTAGCGGGGTCTCTACGAGAACGGCGTTCAGGAATCATTACTCCTGTTTCCTCAAACACCTTCTTACCAGTAGCCTTATCAATAGGGCCGCCTCTACTAGCAGGCCGAGGCCTTCGTTCAGGAACACGAAGCTCAGCACCGGCTTTACTGATAAGTGTTCTAGCACCTGCTTTCTTTCCACCTTGATAGTGTTCTTTCAGACCCAGAATGCCATGATCTTTTTCTGATTGTACGAAATCAAGTTCATGCTTTTCTGAATCAATGACAACCATGGAATGACGAATTGCTCGAGCGAGCTCGTCGGTCTTTGCTCCATGAATCGTCATATCTGTAATCAAGTTGGAAATCTTACCCATCTCATTTTGCTTTCTCGAACTTGTGATTCGAGGGATGGGTGAATCTTTAGGGATTTTGTAGACTTGCGGATCGAACCCCTGCAACTCTTTGAGGGCGGGGGTTGTTTTTATTTTGCCTTCATTATTGGGAATAACCAGAACAGTGTCGCCATCGAAGTCGGCACCAGACAAATGTTCGGCGACTTTATGGTGAATTCCTACAGCATCCTTTGCTGCAGTACCGAGAAGTTTGCGAGCCTCTGGATTTCGATTGTTCACAGTGAGTTCCGGAATCTCAAACGTTCCACCATGAGGAAATCGAACAAGAGCAACTCGTTCACCATTTCTAAACGTCGGCGCATAGATTTCAGTAGGCTTCATCGTCGTGACAGGAAGAAGCACTTTAGTTGATTGACGTGGTAGGTTTGCCGCCTGTAGATGTGCTGCAGCAGCATCGGTCTGATCAGCAAACTTACCGAGAAGCTCTTTGCGAACTGTCGGGTTTGTAAGCGCGTTGATTTCATCGAATTCCAGTTTACGTCGATCAAACGTCAAATCGAGTTGTTGTTGCGCGAGCTTAGGATCCTGCTTGGACAACATCTGAGAAGGAAGATTTCGAGACCATGTATCCCAAGATCCTTCTTCTCCGGCACCCTCTTTCGTCGGGCTACCGACAATGTTCATAGCCGATGAAACTTTACCGTGTTCATCAGGTATCTGACGAACGATCGCACCAAACGGGTTATTCGGGTCATCGGACATTTCCTTCATTACATCTTTCTTACGCCCAGTATTCGACTTGTTCGTATTGAACACAAGATCTTTTCCAGCAGGCAGGTCTTCTTTGTAAACCGCCATACCCTTGAGATAGTGTGTTCCGTCAACAGCAATACGAACCTGTGCATACCGAGCATTCCCAATCGAAACGTCCTTCACACCAGGACGAATGTAGATAACGCCGTCTGCTTTATCTCCACCATCTTCTTTATAGTTGATCCCAATACGACGACTGGCAATCGAAATAGGCTTTTGAATACCGAGGAAGCTACGTCCTTGATCAACCGTATGATCCGTAATCTGTTGGATCTTGTCCCTATTCCTTTGTACGAACGACAATGCAGTACCAGGTACAGCCAAGACCTTCATTGTCGTGTACTTGCCAGTGCCAAGCTGCTGGATCTTGATGTTGTGGAGCTCATACCCATGTTCACGCAACACGGCAACAGCCGTGTTCAAACGAGTTGCAGTAACTCCGATTTGACTCTCAACACCTTTACCGACATCCACCATCTTCTTCTTGTCTACCTGCTCCTTGAGCATATTGGCTGTGGTGTGTAGAGCGTCAGCTTTGTCTTTCTCTCCTGGTGCAAGCAGAGCTCGAATAGACGACTCGTTAAGTCCCATCCGCTTACCAATCTCAACATTTGACCAACCTTTTTCCTTCAAACGCTGAGCGGTGAGAATCTTTTCTTGTTTCTGCTGAGAAAGAGCAATAGAGCGAGCTGCTCGAAGTTGTGTAGTTGTAATACCAAAGCCTCGAGCGATCTCAGCTTCCGACATACCATCCTGCTTGAGTTTATCGATGGTCTGAAGATAACTTCGATTACGAGCGCTTTCGGATCCACCAGATCCCCAAGGGTAACGACCAGAGCGGCGAAGAATGCCGTAATGCGCAAGATGCTCTTCTTGGGTACGAATCACGACTCCTCCTCTAGCCGTCGATGACCGATCAACCTGTCGAATTCCTGAATTCTTTCCATGATGAACGCTATATCCTCTGGATCAGCATCATAGACCATTACCTCATTATCTTGGTAAATACGCAGCTCGATTTTGATATCGAACGGATTCTTCTCGTATTCAAGACAAAATAGGGCAGCATAAACTTCGAGTTGATGTACTGAACCGGGAAACACACCAGTCTTTAGATCATGAATTCGCAAAGTGTTGTATCGAAACGCAATGGCATCCGCGGTACCGAAACAGTTCTCTGAGTAATAGAGAATCTGCTCACAAACCATCTTGTGCTCGATTGCATCGTTGATGTATAGGCCCACGGTTCCAACAAGATCTGAACGCCTACCTGCTTGGATCTCTCTTTGAGCATAGTCGTGTTGTGCAACACCATATGCTCCAGCTTGCGCTGCAGTCCAACGCTCAATCAGACGCTGTGGAGAATAATGAATCCAATGCCATTGACTAGGGCTAAGAAACGCATGCTCCCCTTGGAGATCCAAATGCCTGTTGAAGCGCATTCAAAACCTCCTCTTCACACGCAGGATAAATATATGCGGCAAACGACATCTCATTAAGCTTCTCTACATAATAAGCTTGATTTGGCTGCACTGACGATATCGCTTCGAGCTTGATTTCTAAAGCGCCCCAATGACGATTCCACAAAATCATAAGGTCGGGAACGCCTTGTCGAGAATTAGCGTCTAATTTGAAGATTTCGCAACCAGGAAACATTTTTTCAAGCTTCTTAATTACCTTCGACTGATATTCGCTCTCCTTCATTAGCGTCTCCTTCGCAGAAAAACGCAAAAACTATATGCGTTGTTCCTTCCCCCTCTATTATATTATACGAATGGAGTGCTAACTAATATCTATTTCTCTACGATACCAAATTCTTGATATGTAGGCCACACATAAGTACGATTCAATACCGAAAGAACGAGGTCACGTTCCAGTAAGCCATAATCTATGGCACAAACAGTGGAATTCTCGCTAATCAAGCCAGTTTTCAAATCCACCAGCGGAGCCATAATCGGTTGCTCAAAGGGATATTTGAACTGCTGATTGTACTTGATTGCGAACCAACGTGGCCGCCAAACTAGGTTATTCACTTGGTTATTACGTCGATCACCATCCAAATTGATTGGCGTGTCGTAAGCCTCAGATGGCCTTGGGATGAATGCTTTAGCTACCAGCAGTGGGACAGATCGATGGAATTGTACGCCATCTCGCATCATTCCTACCTGCATTAAACCAAACTGATTCTCTGATTGGGCTAGGATTCTCCCAGACTTGTCAGCACGCACTCTGCCATCATCGCTAATGCTATACCCAAAGAACTCGTCTATTGGTCTCCACTCGGCCATTCAACAGGCTCCTTGATTAGTGTCGACTCATTCACAGACTCATGTAGGTCCTTCATCGCCATTTGCTGATATTTGAGCTCCTGCTCCTGTGGCCGGACATAAATCCCCCACAACAACGCGAAGATCTCCAGAGACACTACGAGACCCAAAACTAGGGCTACCCACATCCAATTCACTTATTACCTCCTGGCCAATATCTTTAACAGCACTTGGGAAAGCTGCTGCCTTGTGGGTGGTTTTCGTTTTAAACAACCCCTTTCTGGAAGGTTTTAGCTATTAAGGTCACCAAAAATGTTCGTTCCAAAAGTTCTTGTAGGAACGCAACCTAGTATCTAATTACCTATACTTATTAACTTGAAAAGTCGCGCGTAGAGTATATAGATATTAGGTTGGCGTATATGAAAAACTTTCGGGACGAACATTCTTGGCAAATAAAATCGGTGGATTTGGCTTATTCATGCAGTTTTGAGAGATCGAACTTGCCAACATTGAAGTTCTTTTTCGACTTTAGCGACCTCCAAACGGCATTATCGACTACACTTTTGCTTCTCAACGTGTAATAATAGAGATCGATGAAGGGTGTGTTCAAACGGTCGATTCGTCCGTGCGCTTGTTCCCAATTCTTGTACGAATAGGTCAAACTGTAGAACACGATCGTATCGGTCTCGACACAATTCCAGCCTTCGGCGCCCGCTACGTACTGAACTAGGTAAACCCAGGAATCGGTCGATGGGATGTCCTCGTGACGGTGACCATTCCACTCAGCTACCTCTGTAACGTCCTGTAAGCGCCGTAGAGCGTCTAACTCATAGTCGAAGTTGTAGAACACTACTACCTTCGGATTTGAGCTTAGAATCGCTCTGATCGCTTTGACCCGGCTCGGATCGCTGTTCACAATCTTGCGCATCACGGTGAACAATTCCGCTACATCACGGATTGGCAGGTTCTTGTAGATGTTCCAGCGTTTCTTGATCACTTCCCGCAGCAGGTCCTCGTTGTGCTCGACCCATTTCGTCACCGAATGACGAATCGTCAGCTTTGGGTAGTCCATGTGCAACAGAATCCGGGCCCGTAACCTCAGTAGCTTAGCTTCACCCAGATAACGATCAACCTTTGGAAACTTGGTGAAAGCGCTGTAGACGACGTGCTCACGTTTGAACTCGGTACGGTTCTTGTAGAACCCGTTGGCCACGAATACGGGAATATAGTCCAGCCATGTGTCGCCCGGAGTGGCGCTAAGTAGGATCCAGCGATTCTTCTTGGCAATCTTAAGGAAGGATTTGACCCATCTTCCGCTGCCAACCAGACGCTGTTCATCGAAAATAAAGAAAGCTTCTTCGACTTCAGCGTACTTGCCGATATTGTTCCAACTATCAACGGTAAGAATACCCGCAACTGTGGCGTCCGCTTCCGTGCCAACCGCCTCACCAGCGAACTCCCGGTTCCAATCCAAACTGTCGCGCTTTTTTGCCGTGGTAATGACATAGATGTCCTTGTCTCGTTCTTTCTCCATGTAGTAGGCGACAGCTACTCGCGACTTGCCTGAGCCGACTCCGCCCCAGAGGATCATCCCGTTGTCAAGCTGTGTTAGGGCGAGCTTCTGATGTGGCTTAAGTTCCATCTACTTTCGTCATTTCGTAGTGAGCTGGGCCGTCGAGCCAATCGATTTTTTTAGCGCCCTCGATGCAGTCTACTCGATCGTTGCAATAGCGTACGTTTTGTTTGATCTCGATCATACGAGTTGTTTTTGTTACCGAGTGGACAGAGATCTTATCGTCCGGACGCTCGTCGCCACAGACATGACAAGTCCAAGTTAAATCAGACATATGCGTCATTAGTCACCTCCGAAAAAATAAATTGACTGTATAACCGGCGGGCAGAGCCACTACAAGCACCCTCTCCCCAAAGGGATAGCTTAGTAATGGCTCCACCCGTGGTAGGAACGCCGCATTGTTCCTACACATTCCGGTTTATTCCTGGGTTTTTGTCTGCCCATGAGCGTAAGCAGTGCGCGCTCCCAGGAATCTTTGTTAGTCTGCGGCGAGGGCTCAAATGCCCCTTTACTACCAATCGTAGCTTACGCATTCCCCCGTAACAGGGCAGCCGCTTTGTCAAAGTGAGGTTACGCCCACTAGGGGTTGTCGGCTCTTTTATATCGCGAACTAATTCAAGCTTTATGCATACCGCGTAGCACCGTGCATTATAAAGCGGGTTCCATTTGGTGCCGTACCGTATGCTCTCCAGTATCGCCTCGGTGGATCAGACCTCCCGCACCTGGAGCATCCCAGTCGGTGCCGACCGGGAATCTTTAAGGGCAGTAAGCGCGTCTGCTAACCTACTGCCCTTGTGGCCCCAGCAAACCCGTCTCATAACCGGGTAGCTGGAACTTACCAGAAGTGGATCAGCGCAATAACTAGTGTTATCGCGATTACCACCATGGCTATGCCTGGAAAATTTAGCTTCATGATTTCTTCTTTTGGTTCGCTTTGATTGCCCTGCCCTGTTTTGCGGCTCGAGATTTCGCTCCCTTACCTCGATAGACCTTGCCGCTACTGCCGTACTGGTATCCGCCCTTTACTTTACGGACTGGCATTTGCTCTCCCATTCAGCCAACTGAAGCCGAGCATCAGGACGATGAAGCCCCACCAGATGCTGGTGATGAGTACCACCCAGGGCCAGTTCATCGTTGACTCTCTACGTTGTCCAGCATCTCTGGCCCGATGAAGGTCGGAACCTCCAGCTCAAGTCGATCGGGCATCGAGACTTTGAAGTAGGTGTGCAGCAACAGGCCCAGACAGCTAGGGCACAGATCGGCCGTTTCCTTGTCCGTGCCTTCTGGCCAGCGCGGGTCTTTCTCGATTCTGATCGTGACCGGAAGAATCTTCTGTTTCTTTTGCGGCAAATTCTCCGGTTCGGTGAATCCACATCCGTCGCAATGCACTTGTTTCATGCTCTCTCCTAAGCATAGCGGCAACGAGGCCACGGTCCGTAACCTCGACGCTTGATTAACTTGACCGCTCGATATTTCTGTTCTAACACTGTGTTCCAGTGGGGGTAACCTCTACCACCGACTGACTTCCATGTTGACAGATCAAACTGTAGTCCACCGTAAAACCCGTTACCGGTGTTGAGATGCCAACGACTTGTCGATTCGCATCTCGCCATTCGTACTAACTTTGCATTATACGGTTGGACTACGCTCCAGCGTGAATCTTGCTGATGTGCCGGTATCATGAGAATCAACGCTGTTAATACTACTGTCAAAGAGTCCTCCTGGTTAGAGGACCCCAAGCTGCCTACCCGCGAGGGGGTTACGGCGTAGACACTCCCAGCGGCCTGGTCGCAGAACGGGGAGAGCATCCCGGGCCTGTGGCAGACCCGAGATGGCGGCGTCTCCGTTCCCACTCAGAGCCCCAACTGGGCTACTGGACTTTCCCCACATACGGCTCGTGGGTGTAGCCAGCTGAATTGAGCATCTCACTCAGCTCGAACTTATCGTCGTTGGTGAGAGCCTTGAACTCCACGATCTCGACTTTGCGTCCGTACTTGCCTCCGGAGAAAAACTCCTGGCAAGCTTTGACGAACGACTTCTTCTCCTGCGGTTGCTCCATCCCACCTCCCGATTAGTTCTCTTCCACTGGGTCGAAGTTTGCCTGAAAGGCCTTAGTAGTGTAGACCTTGTAGCCGCGCTCGGTGTAGAGAATCCAGTCTCCCACGAACGCCTTCGTCTGGCGCGGGTTCTTGGGGTTGTGCACCCGCACATGGATGTACTGCTTGGTCGGCTGAATCGGCTGTGACCGATCGACCGGGGACTCGTCGATATTGCCAATTTCTCCAAAGCACCAGCGAGCAATGTCGGCGAAGTTCTCTTCGGTTACCTGAACAGCATCCACGAATAGTGGCTTACGCACATACTTGGTCGTAAGGCTGGTATTTTCCAAGAGGAGTCCTATCCGTTTAGGCTTGGTCTAGTTCAGAGTATTTAATCTCCAGAGCATCCTCTTCAATTGTCACATAGATGCTCTGCAAGTAAGCTTTGATCCCGCTCTTTTCGTTGACTGTCCATTCGTACGGACGAACAATCAGGTCTACGTTTAGGATGTCGGCCCAGTCAAGCATTTCCACGGAGCCCTCATCGAGGTTGGTGCGACCACGGGAGGTGATCAACACGATACGGGGCGGTCGACCCTTGAAGTTCACCGAGACGGGCAAGTAGGCCTGTGGGTTTTCCCCTTCCTCTTCCTCACGGGGCCGGAGCCACTTGACGTTCCAGTTGTCTTCCGCCATAGCTTGTGCAGTAGGCTCGTCGAGAAGAACGGCGAAGTTGCGATCACCTTCACGGTTGTACTGGCCTTCTTTGCCAGAGAAATTCCGGAAGATGATCCGGACTCCTTCCATCAGAACAGTGTTGTCTTGTCGTGGCATCAATCACTCCTCACAAAGTCTTGGAAGGAACCAAACTGCTCAATAGCTGTTATCGCATCGGCGCTTAGTTGTTCGAAATAGGACGTATCGATTTTGAGATCAGGCGTGTTCTTGGCGATCTCGGCCTCGATCCATTTGTGCTTTTTAGTGCCCGTTACCGCGTGATACTTTTCATCTTTGACGCGATAGAGCGTACCGCCCCCCTCGAGGACGGGGACAAAGCGACCAGTCCGCCCAAGATGGCGCATGTTGCGATAATCCAATTCGCTCGTTTCATCATGTTCCTCTCGATCAAGATACATCGTCCCCTGGACTACGTTCTTACTCTCGCAGTAATCGTCGAAAGTTAACTCTTCGCCGGAGAACAACGTCTTGAATACATAGGGGTGTTGAAATTGAGATCCTACCGCCGTCCAAGTATTACCCTTACGAGCAATATAGACGGCGTCGTTGACGAGACACAACTTGTCGTAGGTAGTCTCGTGCTCGAACGTGTAACCGTATCCGGCACCATGCTCGACCACATACTCGACTATCTCTTGCGTGCAATCAGGAATCTTGACCGAATCTGTCTTGATGTGCACGATTGGATCTCCTCGATTTTGGAGATCGTGTTTCAAGTCGATCATGTACAAGGCACCACGTTTAGCTACGATGTTGTCTTTGTTGCGGGGGTCTTTGAACGGGTTCGGGAAGCTTGCGGAAGTAAGCCCATAGACAATGTTGATCGCAATTTTCAAGGCGAAGGCAAGTTTGTCCGCGTTGCTCTCGTCCTTCAGGTACGGAGCCAGGCGCCCATTCATCATCTGGCGGGCCGCAGCGTAGTCGTGGCGTTTGATTGCTAGGCGGGCGTCTAAGAGTGAGATGAACTTGCTTGTATATTTCCCAAACAAGTTTAAACATTTGATAGACGTCGGGTGCATGGAAGCCACATCCAAAAGAGCCACGTTGCGGTATAGACCCGGCTCTGCGTAGACGTATCCGCCTTCTCCGGGATCTTCACCGCGGTACGAACTTCTTCCGGCGTCAAAGGTGTATCCATCGAATTCCTCGCTTAGATCGGTATAAACGAAGTATTGCTGTGGATCTTTGTCATTACCAAAGATAATTGTGGCGGTATGTCTTTGGGTTGTGTCATTAACTGTTAGTCCGCTCAACTCAGCTAGAATTTGGCGTGCGACGAAATCCTCCCAACGATCTTCCAGCACAGATTCGGTTGCTCGAACATCGTTGACACAATATTCGACGACCCTTGGCCAGTCTTCTTCGTCTACCGGTTGATCAAACGGTATATCCAACTCCATGTGGTGGATGCCCAAGTCAATCTCAAATTTCTTCAAATTTTGTTTGATCGAGCTAAAGTCCCATACGTCGGTATAGGAGAGATTGTAGGCTTGCCTGAAGAAAGCGTTTCGATTGTTATCGATAATCTTCCTTGCCCGCTGATAGAGTTGGGGTATCGTTTCGCCCAGCACCGCCCCATAGAGGATATGGTTGTCAAAGCGCCGATTATAAAAGCCGACTAGCTTCATCTTCGTCAAGGCCTCGACTTCGGCTTGGCTGGGGTTGATCATTCGAACGACGGTGTCGTCTCCATGGAATTTCCAGCAGACGACGAACAAATTCGGATACACCTCGACATCGAAGATCACCATTCGATCGTCTGAGATCTCAACCACAGCATCCGAATTCAGCTCTGGATCGGATTCGAACTTCATCTTCTGCACAACCTTCAAGCTGGTCGACGCTTGATGGGTGCTGTTGTTGGCAAACGCCATGATCCTTGGTCGTAGATCAGTGACGTCGTATTTCATGCCTGACTCATACGCCTCGTCCAGGATATGAGCGATGAAGTCGACCGACGGCTTGGTTCCTGGGTGAATCTCTTTACGCAGATTCCGCTCGATTAGCTCTCTGAGCCCTTTTTCACTAGTAATCGTCTTAGCCTTAAGCATCTTCTCCTTCTTCTTTTTCAGAGGAAGGCCACTAGATATTGATGCAATTGGCACACCGTTGCAGAGCGTCAATCTGCGACGTAGTGACGCGTCTCCTACGTATACCTTTACCTCAATCCCCTCGGAGTACAGAGGTGCCAGCTCTGTCGGATCACCCAAATACGTGTAGTGTAGATGGACTCCTTGACCCGATTTACTCAGTTCCGCATAGGTAGCAGGCCAGCGACTAGCCGCTTCAAGATTACGCTCAAGACTGTTGGTTCCGTTTTCATCTTTCAGATCGAAGTCAATCACTATGTGTTTTTCGGGTACCTTCACATAGTGTAATTGCCTCGTATCAATATCTGAAAGCTTGGTCTCTACTCGATGCCATGCTCGAGAAGGCGTGCCATCTTTATTAGCAACCTGAGCAAATTGATCAGCAAAAGTATGATCAAAGACAGAATCAACCTCGTCCATGACAAGAGAGAATGCAGGTAGATCTTCGTCACTTTCCTTAGGAACCTTAAACTTCTCTGCATTGAATCCGAAGTATGCGCTTCTGACATTTTCGCCATTAACTTGTGCCCGATCTGAGAATTTGTCAAAGTAGTCACGTAATTCTTCCCGTATTTTGTACTGCGGTGATGGTCGTTCGATGCCGCTATCCGAACAGAATTCTTTATACAAACCGTAGGCCTGCTTCAAGGTCGTGTAGTCTTGTGACTTGAAGACATCGTAGTAAGCCTCGATAAAGTTAAAGAAGACGTCGGTTTGCAACATCATTTCCAACGGCCGATAACCGCTGTAGGCGTTCTTACCCATCTCCAAATAGACGGTCAGACAATGCGCGGCAATTGCTCCTAGCTCAAAGTCAATTTGACTCAGCAAGGTTAGATAATGCCGATTTGGAATTCGCACACCTGTGGGATGAATATCGATCAAACGCCTGATGATTCCCGATTTTGCATCTGTGATCTTTACCGGTTGGTTCGAGCCGATGAACAACAATGCATCCGCTGTTGCGGTATAGCTCGGCTTGTACTTTTCGTTCATCGTCATTTGTTCGTGCGAGACAATTGAGTTCAGCCGAGTGTTGTCTTCGAGCCGAGAAAGATCGCCGTCATGTTGGATGGCTACCAGGGGGTTGTGCTTGAAAGCCTCCGTTGCAAAGGTACCGTCCGATCGACCTAACGCTTTTCCGTCAAACGTCGTTGTATAGCCGTCAAACAGCTTTTGCATCACGTTTAAAACCGTGGACTTACCGGATCCAGCAGGACCGTAGAATACAAAGAACTTCTGAATTTTCTTTGAGTCTCCCGCCACGATGGATCCGATAGCCCATTCGATTTTGGCTCGTTCCTCCACCGAGTACAACGTGCCAACGAGCTCGTCCCACGCCGAGATATCACCTTCCTCTAATGCGTAGTTAAGATGCTTACTCGCGTAGTCTGTTTTCTTGATCTCTGAATTCGAAAACAGGACTTTGGAATCGAGGGGGTGATTATTGTCACTGAGATTGGCCAGGAATTTCTTGAACAATGTCCAACTACTACTCTGAAACGAACGCATGTATTTAACGATGTACGTGAGTCCCGTTTCTTCGTGTAGCCTGGCGGCTTCAGCTTCGAGATCTTCATCGACTAGCCGTTGGACGTCATACTCATCACGAGACCAGAGCCCTCGTTCTGCATCCCAAATCGCATAGAAGGCCCGCCCTTGCACCATCAGATCCTGAGAACGACCGACAATGAAATCGGGGTACAATTCCATGTTCTTATCTTTCGTTTCTCGCGAACGGATCTGATAGAAGTCCATTGTCCCCCTTTCTCCCGGTCGGAACAAAGGATCTAGTATCCGAATTTCTCCATCGCGTACTCTTGCATCTGGAACCAGATCTCCGTTTTAGTCTGATCTTCCCGTGCGTATTGCAACGGAAAGAAGCCACCCCTTCCGTCACGTTCGTAAGTACGCCAAATGAGATTCGCCAAGATCTCATCGACTTTGTTCATTTTTCTGACTGAGACTCGATCCCACATCTTGTGTAGCCCGAGATTCTCGAGCAAGACCCAAGCCCATTGTGGCGCTGTGCCTTCGTCACAGACGAATTCGGTTCTGCGACTTAAAGCGATCAGCACCTCAAGCACTGAGACCGGTCGTGGACGATTTTTCCAACCGTAGAGAAACTCGCTGCGAAGATCTCGACCATCTGCGATTCGGTTGTCGTCGTTACCCACAACAAAAATGAATTCCGTGTCATGCAACCGCGCAAACAAGTCGTAGTACGTGTGCGGGTTCTTCTCCGGAATTTCGATCTGTGCTATCAGCCAGTTGAAGTAGTCACGTTCCCTGGTCAGCTTCGACATCGTCAGGGTCCAATCCCTTGACTTCGACCATGTACGACTTGAAGCTGCGGCAAACTTCGAACTCCATTTCGATCCTGTCGTTCCGAATGAAGACGACGTTTGCATCATCCGAGCCATGACCGAAGCGCTTCAAGTTCTTGTCGCCAACGACTAGCTCCGGTCGAGCAACGATCTCGTCTCGTTCGTCGGCCAAGATGTCGTCACCGGCATAATACGTCCAGGTGACCTGCGTGTACTCCGGGAACTCTTCGTTGTATTCGTTCTGATGGATTACGTACGGATGCTGCTTGTCTCTCTGCGCGATCTCCGCGTCGTAGTCCCAACTGATGTGGTCTGAGGGCGGCTCTTGCACAGGAACCGGTGGTCGCGTTGGACGCTGGACGAGCTCTTCCGGCTGGACTCTGCGCGAATAGCCACGCTCTTCCACTACCGTGTCGAGATCTGGCTTTGGCGGAACCTCCGACTCATAGCGCTCGTGATAGAACGCACGCACCTTCGCGATCTCTACCTCAGCGTCCTTCAAGGCCTCGGCCTTCGTCCTTCTCGAGCCGTAGCGATACCCGAAGATGAATCCGAGCACGGTACCGAACGCTGTTCCACCGAGAAACATGTTGACCTTGCTCCAGTCGACGGCGCGAGTCACTTCCGCCATCTCCTCGAAGCCTTCGGCCACTTGTTCGGCTACTTGTTGTTCTGCTACTGCCAAGACAAAACCTCCTAAGACAATTCGATCTTGTCGAAGATCACTCCGTCGACGTTGAAGTCGAGCAGAATGGCTCCTTCGAAACCGTTGACGAAATCGCGAGCTTGTTCGGTCTTGCCTTCGAATACGCCGAAGTTGACGTAGTTATCGGTGTGACCCTCTGGCGTAAGGATCCAGCCGACCACAGCTCCTGCCTTGGAATGGGGAATACCGAGCATGGCGTAAACCTCATTCAAGAACAGATGCCCGCGAGAGTGCAGCAGATCGTTGGCGTAGTTCTGCTGACACTTGATGAAGTAGAGGTTGTACTCTGGTTCTCTGTTCCAAGACGGTGAGCTTTCGTCGAAGAAACGTGCGTAGATCGATGGATCTCCAGGAGCCACCCTCGTGATCAGTTTCCTCTCACCGGTCTCTGAATCGGTCGTTGCGACTTGCCGGGTGCCATAACGGAGATCACGATCCTCTTCCTCTCCGTACTTGGCGATCACCCGGGATCGGTACTCGTTGAATCCTTTGTCCAGTGCAGCGTATGCGGCTGTCAGAGCGGCGTTTCGCCTGTTCAAGATGCTGTGCGACTTGCTCAGTGCCGCAATCGAGACACCACCAACGATGATTGCCGGAGCGTATAGACGCACGATCTTGACCGTGGTCTGGTAGCGGATCAGTGTCAGATCGCGCTGACGATCGAGATCGCTGTACTCGACATGCTCGAGTGTTCGAGCGACCTTCATCTTGTCTTTGGCCTCTTCGACCACCTTGTCCATCTTCAGAGTGGCACGGCAGGCAAGAACAGTGCTCGCTGTCATGCCAACGACGCCCGCTCCGAATAGAACTCCTGGAGAGTTCTTCTGTGCGAGCAACGCGCTACGTGCGAATTTTCTCGTGATCGCACTCGAAACGAACTTCATCATAACTCCTTAGAATAAGCTCAGTTGTTTTGGATGGATTTGTTGTTCTTCTTCTCGCTCTTGCTTTTCTCGATGATCTTTCCAGATCGCGTACACTTGCTGGTCGAACATGCGATCTACCCGTCTGCGCCAGGAGCTGCTATGTGGGTAGAGATCCTTCACCTGATTCCGGATCTGACTGTTCTGCATTGGCGGCCAGCTCCTTTACGTTGTTTTCGAGCTTCTTTGTCGCCTCCTTGATCTCAGTTGAGGGGATCGGGATCTGGGAGATCCAAGAGATAACCATCGCGGATTCTTTGAACTCCGGCGCCCCGAAGGTCCGTCCAACCCCACTGATTATCTGTGTAAGTGGAGGAAAGGCCAACAAGCTCGTATAGATCGGAAACGGTAGCTGTGTCATAGCGACTCACCAGGTCGAATAGTCGGTCGATTACTTCCTCGGCTTCTTCTCTTGAATCAAGCACAATCTCATCGAAATTATGCTCGGATCGTGCTCGACGACTTAATGCTCGTCGTGACGACGGCATCTGAGGCGTCGATGCGTAGCGGTTGTACTGGATGTGGCCCGTCGGGCCCGATGGTGGACGAGTGATTCCACGGTATCGACGACCTTCTCCGAAGATCAATTTCTCGATTCCTTGAGATCCAGCTTCCACAACCATGTCTTTTGCTGCTGGAAGTAGCACTTCAAGCACAACGAAGTGCATTGCATCTCGAATTGTCCCACCAACAAACACATCTCTAAGCTGTTTTCGCAGCGGACGACGTCGTCGTGTCGCTTCTCCTGAAGTTACACGCTCGATTTTCTTATCTTGAGTAGTTCTTTTGCTTACATCGCTGTTAGGCGGAAATTCAGGATGCTCCATTTAGGTCCTTACGCTCGACAAAGAGAAAAGCTAAAAGCCATGTAAAATGACCTTTAGCCTTTTGCCCTACTAAGCAGCAGCGGTATCTGCCTTACGGCTTGCATACCAAGCTGCCAGCTCGTCGAAACGAGTGCTGACGTGCTTCGAGGCCTGCTCAGCGACCATAGATCCGAGCACGATCGAGCCCGTCCAGATCTTGACTGCATCAGCAGTAGTCTGGGGACTGTTCACGTTGTTCGAGATCATGTCGTTGACGACCTTCGACACGCCGACACTCGCCACGATGTGCGTGGCAAGCTTCAGAATGGGAAGCTGTGACATAATAACTCCTAAGTAGTGGGGTTTCATTATACGTCGTGTTTTTGCTGCGACCTTAGTCGACGAGTTCAACCTCACCCGCTTGAATTTGCTCGCCAAGCCGTGTTAGATCTTCTTGCGGCATTGACATCAGCTCTTGTCGGTTGACAAGCTTCGGTTTGAGCGGTGTTACGACTGCTGGTTCAGCTTGTAGCTCTTGTGTTTGGGCGATCTTGGCCGCCTCCACGACCATGTCCTGCGGGATTACGCCATTGACAAAGACTACTGCGGCGTTCGTATCCGTGACCAACTCCATGAACAGTGTCGAGTAGGCCTCAGTTGAGACAAATTCGTCCCGTATTTCCTGCGTCTTGATGAAGCGTTTGCCATCTTCGGATCGCTTGCCGTATGCAGCCAGAATGATCTTCTTAAATTCGGCGATGATGCTTTTGTTATCTTCCGCCGCTATGATTCGTTCTAGCGCTTCAGACAAACCACCCTTATGACTCATCTCGAGCTCGACTAGCTCAGCCTTGGACAGATGAAAGAAGAAGTCTTCGCTGACCTCTTCTCCATTGAAGTCTGTATAGGTGATCGTCTTTTTGAGCACAACCTACCTTTCATTCGAGGTAGTTTAGTCCGTCGCAGATAGG